CATTAACGCCAGGCATGACTTTACAGGTCATTCGCAATGGAACACAGCACATGGCCCTGCTAAAGCTGTGCAGATGGGGTGGAGAGATCATATTTTGGTATGTGGACATAAGCACACATCAGGGTATCAGCTCTTAAAAGACCCTTCCAATGGTTTAATATCTCATGCTTTGCGAGTTGCCGGATATAAAATACATGACGAGTACGCAAAACGCTTGGGATTACCGAATCAGAACATATCCCCAGCTTCCGTAACAATCATTGACCCTCAATATGAAGATGATGACCCGAAGTTAATCACTGTTATCCATGATGTAGAGGAAGCAGCAGATTATTTAACTTGGAAAAGAAATAGATAAAAGGGTTGTAAGTTATGAGTGCTAAATACACTAATCAATCGAAAATAATGTCATTTATTGAAGCAACAACTAATTCTGTTATAGGATTAATGGTTAGTATGACGTTTACATACTGGGGTTTACCTTTATTTGATATTCACCCATCATTACCGCAAGCAGCAGGGATAACAGCTTGTTATTTCTGTTTAAGTGTGGGAAGAACCTATATATTAAGGAGAGCTTTTGAGTCTCAATGGTTTAGAAAAGTACGGACATTGTATACATTATGGATAATGAACAAGAAAATAACGAAAATAAAGTTAAAACTAAACGTATTAAACTAAAACGTGGCAGAAGGGGTCATAAACCTACCGAGCAATCACGGAAAACTGTGATGAACGCAGTAGGTATGGGGCTTAATAAGAAATCTGTGGCTAGAGTAATGGGGATTGACCCTAGAACTCTTAGAAAATTATACGCAACTGAGTTGGAAACAGGCGTTGACCTAGCAAATCTAACGGTTATAAAGGCTTTGTATAAAATGGCATCAAGTGGAAACAACGTGATTGCCTCTATATTCTGGGCTAAAGCTATGGCTGGTTGGCAAGATACGCAGAAAACCGTACACGAAGGTTTACCTGAAAAAATATCTGTGACCTTTGCATTAAAGGCTCCCGATAACGGGCCTATTATTGAAGCACCTCCTGTTGTGGATTTGATAGAGCAGAAATGACCCAGTCTTGATGCTCAAAAATTTTCCTGAAAAGAAATATAACATTATTTATGCTGATCCACCTTGGCACATAAAAAAAATTAAAAGAAAATCTAGACCAAATCAAATTAAAATGGATTATCCAACAATGCAATTAGAAGAAATTAAAAATCTTCCTGTTAATACTATAGCAGAAAATAATAGTGTTTTGTTTTTATGGACAATTCAAAAGTATTTAAAAGAATCTTTTGATGTAATGGAAAATTGGGGGTTTAAATATCAGAGAACTATTACTTGGGATAAAGGTAATGGAATGTGTTTGTTTGGCTTTCATCATAGAACAGAATTTTTGTTATTTGGATATAAAGGAAAATTAAAAATGTATCCTAAAAGAAAAACATTTCCAACTTTAGTGCAAGCTACATCCAATTATCATTCTTTTAAACCACAAATATTTAGAGATTTAATATCAATGTTTGGTGACAAAAAAATAGAATTATTTGCTAGACAAAAAGTAGAAGGTTGGGATTGTTGGGGAAATGAAATTAACGAATGAAAGGCTTTTAATATGGAATTGGTAACAACTTTATTAGGCGGATCAATTCTAGGATTTGTCACAACTATGCTTGGGCAAATGGGTAAAGCTCGTGCCGAGCAGGAGAAAATGAAACTACGGGCTATGAACGCCCAAGCTGAATTGGTACAGAAAGCCAGAGAACATGGCTTAAAAGACAAGAACTTTGCATGGACAAGACGAACTATCGCTCTTATCTGCGTGATTGCTATTGTAGCTGTACCGTTTGCTGCACCGTTTTTTGGCGTACCAGTGATGGTGTCTGACACCCAAGATGGGGCATTTTCAATCCCCTTTATTTGGAACTCCACATCAGAAGTAATCTGGACTGAAGTGCATGGTATTCCCCTTGCACCTATGTATTTACATACGTTAGCTGCGATTATTAGCTTTTACTTTGGATCATCTGCTGCAAGATGAAGATTTCAGACAGCACAGCCATTAGTATGCCAGCAAGGAATTTAATTTCCATTGTTGTAGCAGTAAGTGTTGGTGTTTGGGCGTTTTTTGGTATTCAAGAAAGGCTAAACCGATTAGAAACAGCTGAAGAAATAATGAAAAAAGCCATAGAACATGAGGTTCGTAGGCTACAAGACGGTATTGATATTATACGAACAAATGAAGTAGCATTAAATACAGATTTTAGAATACGGTGGCCTAGAGGAGAGATGGGAGCGTTGCCAGCCGACCAGCAACAAGACCTGCTTATTGAGTTTCTTAGCTCTCAAGTAGAGTCTATACAAGAACAAATGGAAGGTATGATGTCCAACACTGTGAATATTAAACGGGCTCAAGAAGATATTGAGAAGATGTTAGAGGATATTGAATCCTTAAAAAACAGTATGAGAGAAGCAAATGGAGGTCATTAGTATTATTGTTATGTTTATGTTCGGTAATATGAACGACCAAGAAAATCAGTTGACACAGTATATTCCTATGGAATCTCTATCATCTTGCATGAAAGAAGTACGAGCAATTAAGAAAAACCAGACTGGATTTAGTAAAGATGCGTTTTGTGGCCCTGCTATTGTAGAAATAAAAAACGGAGAAGTAGTGGCATTACATACCTCAATTCCTAAAGGAGCTACAGTAGTTAATGCAGATATTGACAGCGAAACCTTCAGAAGGTGGTCAATTCGTGCAAAAGAAAGATGGAATAAAAAATGAGCTTAGAAAGTTACGTTTGTGTCGTGTGGGTAGATGCAGAAAACGAGGCAGCTTGGGTGATGCCGTCTGATATTGCAGAACACAAACTTCCTGTTGTTTATACGGTTGGCTGGCGTTTACCTAGTAAACATCCTGACGTAATCGCTGTTGCACAGTCTGTAGGGCCAAATATGTTTGATGAAGAAGTTGGAGGTATTTGGTATATACCAGTAGGCATGGTTCAACGTATTGTAAAGCTCAAAGACCACCCATTATTACCACTACCTGTTCCTAATATATAAAATAGAAAGAAAATCCAATGACTGAAACTACTCCAGCACCAATAACATCACAATTTGAAGGCTTACCAATAGAAACTCTAATTGCAGCACCATTATTAGCAGCCGCCGAAGGCCAAAAGTCGTTAGCACACACTACTGCATCATTCATAAAAGAAATTGGACTAAATGAACAAGGCGAGACTATTGGCGTAAAATTCCAAATGAATGATGGTGAAAAAGACGTAGAGCTTAACGCACCATTGCTTTCGATTGTTAATGTTCCAAGTTTGATGGTGGATACTATAGACGTTGATTTTCAAATGGAAGTATCTGCACAACAGGCTTCAAATAATTCAACTGAAGTTTCTGCTGAAGTAAAAGCCTCTGGTGGTTTTGCCTGTTGGAAAGCCTCTTTTACTGGAAAAGTATCTCACAGTAATTCTAGCAACCGATCTAGCGATTCATCAGCAAAATACCAAGTAAAAGTCCACGGTAAGCAAGAGAAGCCTGAAGGGTTGAACCGAATGTTGGATTTATTAAACAGCACTATTGGTCAAAACCCTGCGACACCGACACCTAAAGTAACACCTCCTAAACAACAGGGCTAACATGAATTGGGGCGTACACCAGGGAAACTTTTTAGATCATCTTACAAAGGCTTTATTTGACGCAGTATGTCAGGCACAATCGCTTGCAGAAAACCAACATATACAAGCATTGCAGAAATATGTTAATGAAGATGGTACGCCTAAATGTTTAGAGTTGGTAATCAGCGGTGAAAAAGTAAATATACCTTTGATTACTTTAGCTCCAACAAGCTCAATTAAAATCAAAGAGCTAACAATGGAGTTAAAGGTAAAACTTAATAATTTCGGGAAAAGAAAATCAGGCGTACAGGGTGGTATTTACGAAGGTGATGATGCTGGAGCAATATCAGTTGATCTTGGTTCTAGCATCATACCCACCCGTAATACCTATGCAGATTTGAAAATAGTTTTTGAAGGAACCGACCCACCTGAAGGTCTTGTTCGGCTAAACAACAATTTAATAAAGCAAATACCGTAAAATGGACATAGAAATACCATACGCACCAAGACCACAGCAGTTTAATCTTCATGCTGACCCATCTCGATTTAAAATTTGCGTAAGCCACAGACGTTGGGGTAAAAGTGTCTATGCTATAACAGAGCTTCTCAGAAAAGCCTTAGAAATACAGACTGAACGTAGTGATGGCAGGTTTATGTACCTTGCTCCGTATTACAGGCAAGCAAAGCAAGTAGCTTGGGATTATCTTTGTTACTACACAAGAGATATACCAGGAACAAAAATAAACCAATCTGAGTTAAGAGTTGACTTGATTAACGGCAGTAGAATACGTCTAGCTGGAGCTGGTGATGACCCAGATGCTCTCCGAGGGATTTTTCTTGATGGGATTGTATTAGACGAGTATGCAGATATGAGTCCGAGAGTGTGGAGCGAAATTTGTAGGCCAGCCTTGGTAGATAGAAAAGGGTGGGCAATCTTTATTGGAACGCCAAAAGGAAAAAATCATTTTTGGCAGTTGTATGAAAATGCAGAAAAGGATAAAGAGTGGACAAGGTATTTATTTAAAGCATCCGAGACTGGAGTTGTAGCTCCAGAAGAATTAGAAGCAGCCCGAAAAGAAATGGGCGAAGATGAATTTCAGCAAGAATTTGAATGTTCTTGGTCAGCAGCAATTAAAGGAAGTTATTATGGGTCGATTATCGAAGAAGCTGAAAGTGATGGTAGAGTTAGCAAGGTTGAGGTTGACCCTGCTCTCCCCGTTCACGTTGCTTGGGACTTGGGCATCTCAGACAGTTGCAGTCTTTGGTTTTTTCAAGTCACAATGGGCGAAGTTCGTTTCGTGGATTTCTATGAACATTCGGGGGTAGGGCTTGAACATTACGTCAAGGTAATGGAGCAAAAAGGATACTGGTATGGGGATGACTGGCTCCCCCATGATGCCAAGGTTAGAGAGCTAGGAACAGGCCGAACCAGGGCAGAAACCTTGATAAATATGGGTCGTAGACCCCGAATTGTAACCAACCACAAAGTAGAAGATGGTATCAATGCAGCAAGGCTGTTATTGCACCATTGTTGGTTTGATGAATTAAATTGTGAACAAGGCATCAATTCTTTGCGTAGTTATCAGAGAGAGTGGGATGATGTGAAGCGTGTATTTCGCAAAACACCTTTACATAATTGGGCTTCTCATGCAGCAGACAGTTTTCGTTACGCTTCAATGGCTTATAGAAATATACAACCTGAAAAGAAAACTATAGGGCTACAAGAAACACTTTTACAAAAAAGTACACTTGACGAGATGTGGAATATACACGATAAGGAAAATATTAATAATTTAAAGCCAAGAATATAGTGAATATACAAGAAGAACAATTATTTAGCCTAGAAGAAGCTGACCTTGAACCGGTAGCCAATATCTTATCATCACCTGATAAAATAATTATTAAAACTGAGATAACGGAAGAACCGCAAGGTTTTACTGGGCCAAAGAAAAAGAAACGAACAAAGATTGTTCTTGAACCAGAGGATCTTATGACAGAGGAGATGCCCTCAGAGATGCCCTTGATGCAAGGGCCAGCACCTATGAGGTTTGCTACTCCTCCACCATTTCCTCAACAGCCAGAGCAACAAATGGTTAGTAATATGAACCAAATGATGCCGAGAATGGTATAAAAACAGTAAAGTACCGATATGGCAAACGAAACAAGAAAAGAACAAGAGGATTTATACGGAACTGCTTTGTTTTGGCAAAAAGAGCTAGACCAAGCAAGCGAGTATGAAAAAGTTTGGAGACAAAGAGGTAATTCTATTGTTGACAGATACCGTGATGAGAGAGAGGGTTACTCAATATCAGGGGGAACGGCTAAGAAATTTAATATTCTTTGGTCTAACACAGAAACACTAAAAGCAGCACTACTGGCTAGAATGGCAAAGCCAGATGTTCGCAGAAGATTCAACGAACCTAATCCTGTTGGTAGGCAAGTAGCAATCCTTTTAGAAAGAGCTTTACAGTATGAGTTAGAAACTCATAAATCAAACATTCCTGTCACTTCTGCCCTTGAGGATTATCTTCTTCCAGGCAGAGGCGTTGTGTGGGTTGTATATGAGCCAATTTTGATTACAGAAAAAGTAACTGTTGAATTAAAAGACAAAGATAATGAAACTATTGAAAAAGTAACTGACGAAATTGAACGTGTGGGAGATCAGCGTTGCAGATTTGAGTATGTTCATTGGGAAGATTACCGAGAAAGCCCATCAAGAAGATCAGAAGATGCAACATGGAGAGCTAGGCGACATCTTTTAACTAGAGATGAGCTTATACAGCGTGGTTTTAAGGATGCACATGACATACCTTTGAATTGGATGCCAGAATCCAACGAATATAATGAAAATGAATTATATAATAGAGCAGAAGTTTGGGAGATTTGGGATAAAGTACGGTTAAGAAGAATATTTGTTGCTACAGGCTACAAAGAAGTTTTAGCTGATGACGAAGATCCTTATAATTTAGAAAATTTCTATCCATGTCCTACGCCATTGCTAGCAGTAAAAACCACCAATACGTCTATTCCAATACCAGAATATACGCTTTATCAAGATCAAGCTGACGAATTGGACAGAATAACAACAAGAATTTCTTTTTTAATTGAAGGTTTAAAGCGTAGAGGTGTTTATGACGCAGGTGTTCCGGAACTTGCACATTTGGCAAACGCAGGGGATAACGAGTTTGTTCCTTCTGAAAATTTTGCAAACTTATCTCAAAAAGGCGGATTAGCAGGAGCGTTTCAAACAGAACAAATTGGTGAAATTTCAACTGTTATAAATGGTCTATATCAACAGCGTAGTGCAGTATTGCAGATAATATACGAAGTAACAGGTATAAGCGATATTCTTAGAGGAAGCACAAAAGCGTCTGAGACTGCGACTGCACAGCAACTTAAAGCACAATATGGGTCTATGCGGTTACGCAGAAGGCAAGACGACATACAAACATATATTCGTGATTTATTCCGAATTAAAGCAGAACTTATTGCAGAGAATTACGAGCCAGAGATATTGGAAAAAATGACTGGGATTTCAGTCACTCCTGAGATGCTTTCAATTATGCGTGAAGATAAGTTGAGAGGGTATATTATTGATATACAAACAGACTCTACTGTATTTGAAAACGAAGAAGAAGAAAAGAAAAATAGAATACAGTTTGCAGACACGCTAGGAGCATACCTTGTAAAAGCAGTAGAAATTACCCAAGCAGCCCCAGATTTGACTCCGTTAGCTTTTCAAATTGTTAAATTTGTGTCCGGTGCTTGGAAAGTAGGAAGAAATTTTGAGGATATAATAGACCAGACAGAGGGGGCAATTATGCAACAATTAGAAGCCTCTAAACAGCAACCGCAAATTTCTCCGGAACAACAGATGCAACAAGAAAAATTGCAAGCACAAATGCAAATGGAACAATTAAGGCAACAGGGAAAACTTGCAGATATTAATAGTAAGGAACGTGCCGAAACACAGAAAGTCCAAGAAGAAAGCCGAGCTTCATCAGAGAGAGTGCAGTCAAAAGAAGATTTAGCAATGTTAGAAGCAGAGCTTAAATTGGCTTCAGGGGGCGGTTAATGGGGAAATACGAAGATAACTACAATCAAATTATGTGGAATAAAAGAAAAGCCAGAATTAGAACTATACGGTTAAAAAATAACGCTCCTACTTTCTATGTAGTTAAAGATATTGAGCCTTTTGTAAGTCCTATTGATAAATCTGTTGTTTCTAGCAGAAGTGGGCTTAGAGAGCATGAAAAGAAACATAATGTAAGACAAATCGGTAACGATTGGTCAGGGAGTTCTAAACCTACAAATTGGGAGAACATGACAAATGGAAGAAAATAAAGAGATTATCCCCGAAAGTGGGGCAAGTTCAGAACGAGATCAAGCACAAGTTTTAGATGGCATTTTGGAAAGTGCTATCGGTGGAGAGCTTTTAAGCAGCGAAACGCCCACTCCAACAGACAATATAGCTGCCGTAGAACATGACACGGAAGAAAGCGAAGTCCAACCAGACCCATCTGCTGATACCGTCAAAGAAGGCCAAGAAGAAGAAGCAGAGGTCAGTCTTGAGGCAGATGAAGAATCTGTTGACGACTCAGACCCAAAACATATTTCTGCTCCTAAAACATGGCCTAAAGAACAACGTGAAGCGTTTGAAGCTCTCCCTGAAGATCAGCAAAGTTTTATGCTGAAAAGAGAGAAAGAACGTGACGCTGCGTTCACCCGTAAGACCTCAGAACTAGCCGAGCAGCGAAAAGAAGCTCAGAGCGTGTTAGATGTTGTCAAGCCTTATGAAACGCAAATGAGAGCGAATGGCATACAGCCCGAAGAATATATCGCAAGGCTTATGACCTATGACCAGGCGTTACGACAAAATCCCAAACAAACTATTGAGCATCTCGCCCAGCATTACGGTGTGAATTTGAAGTCTAACGAATCAGGCGTGGATCAACAGCCCTTGTATCAAGAGCCTGTTGACCCTCAGTATCAACAACTGCAACAACAGTTAGATGAACAAGGCAAGTATCTAAGATCAATGCAAGAGTCTCAACAAAACGCACAATATAGCGAACTTGTGGGAAAAGTAGAAGGTTTTGCTAACGAGAAAAGCTCGTCAGGAGAACTAAAGCACCCACATTTCGAGAAGTTGCGTGAACGTATGGGAAGGCTTGTAAACGCAGGTGAGGCAAAAGATTTAAAACAGGCTTATAATATGGCTTTACGATTAGATGAAGATTTGTATAAAGAAGCAATCCAGTCTGAAAGAAAAGCTGTAGCAACAAAAGAGGAAGAAAGAAGAAAGGTTGCCGTTGAAAAAGCTAAACGTGCAAAGCCATCTTCTTCTGGCTCTCCGCCAAGAGGCTCTGTCAAACAATCTGGCCTAGATGACCTGCTGCGTGATTCGATAGCGAGCATTTAATCATCTGACGTTGTTCCTATAGTGGGAATAAAAAAATGGCGAGTCCGAATAGTACTTATACGGAAATTGTCACCACAACTCTCGCAGGCTATTCTAAGACAATGGCTGACAATATTACGAACAACAATGCGTTGCTTCGTCATATTGACCGTGATGGAAATAAATCTCCAGCCACAGGTAGAACTATTGTCCAAGAACTAGAGTATGCTACGAACTCCACTGTTAAGTGGTATTCAGGCTACGAAGTCTTAGATACGTCAACGAGTAATGTTTTCACAGCCGCAGAATACGACTACAAGCAACTTGCTGGTAATGTCGTAATCTCTGGTTTGGAACAGGTGGAGAACAGCGGTAAAGAGCAGATTTTTAATCTTCTTAAAAGCCGTATCCGTAACCTTGAGAAATCACTCAAAAATACAATGGCTACTTCGCTTTATGCGGATGGCACAGGAACCAGCGGAAAGGATCTTGGTGGCTTACAGCTACTCGTTCCAGGAACCGTAGGTAATACAGTAGGTGGTATTAATTCTACCACTTATTCATTTTGGCAGAATCAGGTTTATGACTTCTCAACAGAAGGCGTAACTGCTTCCGCTACTACAATACAGTCTGCTATGAACACTTTATGGCTGGCTACAATACGAGGTGCAGACCGCCCGAAGGTTATCGTTGGTGGTACAACATATTTTGGTTTCTACTGGTCATCTCTCCAGAGTAACCAAAGGTTTGTATCTGACGATTCTGCTTCAGCAGGATTTATGAACTTAATGTTTATGGATGCTCCTGTTTATTATGACGATCAATGCACCGCTACGAGAATGTACTTCCTCAATACCGACTATCTGTTCTTACGTTATGCAGAAGGTCGTGAGTTTGTACCTCTCGGTGAAAAGGCTTCTGTCAACCAAGACGCTATGGTAATGCCCGTTGCTTGGGCAGGTAACTTAACCTGCTCAAACCGTGCGCGCCAAGGCGTTATTCAGGCATAGGGGTTTTTGAACAATGACATACACAACACAATCTGCTATCGGTATAGCCTTTGACAACGGAACTGAATCTACTCCAAGTCAGGTCGTTGGCACAAGAATGGTCGGAATCGATAGTGCTGAATGGTTATATATTACGGCTGGTTCAGCAATCGCACAGTATGATGCAGTAACCGTTACAGAGGCTTTTTCTGGAGTTCCAGCAACTAAAGCTCTCATTGACGATCATCATATCTTTTCGGTTGCACCAGCAGCCATTTCATCTGGTGAATATGGTTGGGTTCAGCTTACAGGAGTAACCACAATTAATGTGCTTGCTTCTTGTGCTGCTGATACTCAGCTTTTCTCAACAGCTACGGCTGGTTCATTAGATGATGCGTCAACCTCACAGACCGCAGTAAACGGTATCGTGCTTACTACAGCACGAGGTGGAACTGCTGGCTCTGCTCCTGGTTTGATGACATGGCCTATGACTGCTCACGCTTAAAGTAAACAGTGACGGGGGGAGTTAATCTCCCCCCCGAACTAATAGAAGGGAAAAAAGATGCCTAGTGATTATGATGATTTAAGAATTAGTTTTATTGACGGAGAAGAAGGGGTAGCTGATACTATAGAAATCCGTAGGATTGGTAATCGGGATAATGTTTTCTATAAAGTATCGGAAAAGATAGATTTTTTAAAAGCAGCCTTTCCAAAAGAATATGAAGCATATTTAAAAAGGCAAGAAGATCCAAAGAAATCCATTAAGCCAGTAAAAATTGACGGTACAGAACTTACAGAAGTAGATGGAATATCTAAAAGAAGATCAGAAACCTTGAAAAGACATGAAGTGCATACAGTTGAACAATTAGCAAATCTTTCTGATGTTTCATGTAATGGAATAGGAACTGAGTATTTAGAGTTGAGAAAAGAAGCTAGAAAATATTTAATGGATAAATCGGGGCAATTCCCTAGACAGGTGGTCGGATGACACTACTAACGATCTGCCAAGACGCAGCTAATATTATAGGCATACCCAAGCCTGCCGCTGTTACATCTTCTACAGATACTTCTGTAATCCAACTTCTTTCTGTTGCTAACCAAGAGGGGAAATCCTTAGTACGGTCATACCCTTGGAATGTAATAACTAAAGAAGGTAGTTTTACTACAGCCGCAGCCGAAAGTCAGGGAGCTATGACTACGATTGCTAGTGACTTTGGCAGGTTTTCTAATAATACAATGTGGAATAGAACTACAGACCGAAAATACTATGGCCCAATAACAGACTCACAATGGCAAAGATTAAAGGCTACAGTAAGTTCTGGAGTAACAAACTATTTTCGTATTAGAGGTAATCTTTTAATTATTCAGCCAAACCCAACCGTTTCTCAAAGTGTTTTCTTTGAATATATTTCTAAGAATTGGGTGATTGCTTCTGGTTCTTCTGCTAACGCAGATAAGTTTAGTGGAGATAGCCAAACTTCAGTTCTTGAAGAAGATTTAATAACACTGGGAGTAGTCTGGAGATTTTTAAAGATTAAAGGTTTGCCATACGAGCAACAGTATGTCGAATACCAAACTAGACTTGCAGATTATCAAATGCAAGATGGAGCTAAACCAATACTGCAAATGGGTGGCCCAAGGGCTGTTATACTTGCAGTCAACGAGCCGGAAGGAAACTATGCCGGTGTATCATAAAGGAACAAATAAATGCCAGTAGTAGATGGAAAACATTACGCATATACCAAGTCCGGTATGGCTGCTGCAAAAAGGGCTAAGAAAGCCAAAGGCGGTAAAGGTGAGTCATTGTACGGGAAAAACCACAGACAAGTCCCACCACACAATACGCATGGAACATTTAACCCTGCCAAGCCTACGGAAAACATTAGAGGTTAGTGCGATTATTGTACCTCAAGTTATTTTTATTTGCTTTATTATGTACTGGGTTCATATCAATGGCTGATGACAAAATTAGACTTTCGCCTGAAATTCTTGATGTTTTGGAACAAAAGGAAATCGAGGGAGAGGATCTTGATACTCTTTTAAATTTGGCAAAAGCTATTTCTGACTTTGAATCTAATTCAGATGTTTCTGCTGTTCAAAAAGATGGTGGCCCTGCAAGGGGAATGTACCAGTATGAACAGCCTTCGGCTAAAACCGCAGTTAATCGAGCTGAAGGATTTAAAGTAAAAGCTCCTTGGCTACAGAAATTAAAAGAAAATAATTTTGATGTTGTAGAAGCAGGTCTAAATAAGCAAGAACAGACAGAATTATTTATTCTCGATCATCTAGGGGCAATAAACAATTTTACTAAAACAATAAAAGAAAACAATCCGTCTAAATGGTTTGATTATTGGACAAAATATCACAAAAGAGCAGAGCCTACTGAAGAAGAAAGAATAAGATGGGAGTCAATGAATGTGCCTTCTACTCCTGTAGATGAACAGTCTGCCGAGTTATTTCTTCGTGATGCAATGGCTCCTAGAGTGAACCCAACGAGAGAAAGACAAATGTTTGCGAGGGCAATAGCAAATGGCTAAAGATTTATTTGGAACAATGATGGGTAGGGCATTACAACGCCAAGCTCCACAAGGACACATGACAGCCTTTATTACGCAAGGAGAGGCAGATGTATTGAGATCATTAGGTGGTGGAGTTAGTCCGAATGGTGGTCAGATTATGCAGAATGGTATTCCTTCTTTTCAAAATATGTATTCAGATATGGCTAGGGATTACGGTGTCAGCGAGCAATATATAGCAGATCCATTGATGGCTAACATAAAAAATACAATAGACGAGAGCATTAGAAAACAAGCAGCACGAAAGGAAGCGGCAGAACGAGCTGCGGCTGATTTTGAAAACCAGGCAAATATAGATTTTAGCAATCTTCCTGTCGTACATCCTACGCATACATACCAACAAACATTAAATGAAGGGCCGTTTAGTGGGGGGATTATTCCTGAATACAGCAAAGATTCGACTAAATTAAACGATTTGAATGGAAAACCGATTCCGACTTTTGAGGATCAGTCTGTCTATAGTCAAAAGGCGACTCCTATAGAAAGTGACAGTTATTTACAAAATTTAAGAAATCATCCTATCTCTCAAGGACTCTTACATTTATTTTCTCCTGTGGCTCAAGCCAAGGCATTGTATGGGGCTTTTTCTAATCGGGAGCCTAGAACAGCTTTACAACTACAGGCTGATAAAGATGTGCGAAATGCAAAAACTCCGGAAGAAATAGATAAAGCTATATATGATTATCAAAGATTTTACGAAAGTAGAAAACCTCCTATTGAAGATTT